GTGTTGATTGTGGTTGTGATAAACGTAGAAAAAAATTTAATGAAATAAAAATTAAAAGATGGTAAAATTTAACAACGATGATTTCAAAAAATGGGAAAAATTTAGGCTTTCAAAAAAATCAACTATTAGTCGTACCGAATATAAAATGGTTTGCGACTTGCACAGCGAATATTACAAACATAAATTTTATGAACCCTGCACCTGTTCGCCAAAAACGATCAACAAATGGATAAAAGATTTAAACGTCATTTGGGACAATGGACATTAATAAATTACAAAAATTAGAAAAAGCTGTTGTTAATATTTTAAACATCGACGGTTGGAATTTAAAATGGTCTGGTAAAGGTGGTAAACATTACGATGCTATTGGCACAACTCCTAAAAACAAACAATGTGTAATTGAAATGAAATTTAGAAATAAATATTATTCAGAAAAAATGTTGGAGAAATTTAAATACGATGCGTTAATGAAAATGGATAAAAACATAATTAAATTATATTTTGTAAATGATCCAAAAGGAAATTTTTTGTTTTGGTTAAATAAAATAAAATTACCTGATCCTGTTGAAATGTATTGCCCAGATACTACGATATGGACAAAAAAAAGGTTATTAAAACCAGTTTACCTCTTGAAAGAAGAACAAGCTTCACGAATTAATTTAAATTAGCTTTATTAAATTTTTTGTTAATTAACCAATTAATTGTATATTTAATTAATAGTTAAAAAGACAAAATGGTTTTATTAATAGACGCAGACAGTTTAATTTTTGCCAGCTGTTACAGGGCAAAAGACGATTCATTCGAAAATCCTTTTTATACCGACATCGAAGATTCAATTGTAAAATTCGATGAACAATTAATGAAAATTATAAACGATTTAGAAGATCAATTTGAAATTGACAAATACATTGTTTTTAATGGAAGCAAAGGTAATTTTAGAAAATTAATATCTAAAAAATATAAAGCTAACAGAAAAAAACAAACACTTCCTCCTTTATTACACGATATGCACCAATACGTGAAAGACACATATCATAGTATATATGGTTTTGGTATTGAAACAGATGATTTAGTTGCTCGTTATTGGTATAACATAGCAAAAGACATTGGTCGTGATAATGTTATTATAGTTTCAATCGATAAAGATTATAAACAATTTCCAGCTTTAATTTATAATTATCATTTTAAACATCAAACAATTTTAGATATAACACCACAACAAGCATTATACAATTTTTACGAACAATGCATAGTTGGTGACACAGCTGACAATGTTAATTATTTTAAAGGTAAAGGTAAAAAATTTGCAGAAAAATATTTTAAAGATTGTAAAACAAAATATCAATACACTAAAAAATTATACGAATTATTTAAAGAACAATACAAAGGTAAAGCAAAACAAAATTATATCGAATGTTATAATTTGTTAAAATTAAGAACACAATAAATATAAAATTATGAAGGATCAAAAAATAAATTTTAAAAAAGAAAAACCACACGCTTTTGAAAACCAAATATTTCATCATTACAGACAACAAGCAAAACAAATTAACGATGCAATTGAATTATTAAAAGAATTTAATTATACGATAGTTGATCTTGAAGGTAATATTATAAGAAAATAATGAAAATTAATTTAACACATAATATTATAAATGACGAATATACAGAATACGTTTATGAAGCATTTGATATACAAAACACACAACAAAGCAATGTAATCATTGATGCAAATTTAGAGCAGCTCCCAGATGATTGGAAAATTGGTGTTATATACGGAGGATCAGGAACAGGCAAAACAACTATTTTAAAAAATTATTTTAAAAAAGAAATGAACACTTATAATTTTGATTATCAAAAGTCTTTGATTTCTAATTTTAATTGGTTGGATCCTAAACAAGCTACATTTTTATTATCAGCTATGGGATTGAGTTCTGTACCAACTTGGTTACGACCATTTCATACGTTGTCAAACGGAGAACAATATCGTGCTTCGTTAGCATATATGGTAGGTAAAGCAAAAAACGATGAAGTTATATTAATTGACGAATACACATCAGTTGTTGATCGTGATGTAGCTAAAGCAATGAGTAATGCATTGCAAAAATATATAAGACGTAACAATAAAAAAATTGTATTGGCATCTTGTCATTTCGATATTATGGAATGGTTACAACCAGATTGGACATATTCACCATTAAAAGGGCGTCTTGAAATAGCGTCAAGTCTTCGGCAACGACCAGAAATTAAATTACAGATATTTCGATCAAGATATGATACTTGGAAAATCTTCAAACACCATCATTATTTAACCCAAGATTTAAACAAAGCTGCTAAATGTTATGTTATATTATTTAATGACAAACCAGTAAGTTTTATGGCTATATTACCATTTCCACACGGAAACATAATAAATGGTTATCGTATTTCACGAATAGTTGTTTTACCTGATTTTCAAGGATTAGGTATTGGTTTTCAAGTTATAAATTATTTTGGTGGTATTTATAAAAAAGACAATAAAACATTATATATAAAAACATCAAATCCAGCATTATTTGGAGCAATGAAAAAAAATAATCATTTATGGAAATTAACAAATCAAATAACAAAAGATCAATTAAATAGTGAATTTATGGAAAGACAACAAACATCAGACAAAGGCGGAATGTTAAAATTACGTAACGCAATTACAAAATCATATAAATACATTGGTGAACCAATAAACGATAATACAGATGTTATTACGTTTAACGCTGATGCGTGGAAAGATGTAGCACAAAATCAATTAAATATTTTTGATTGTGGAGCATAATTTAGATATACAACACAATTATTTTTTAGATGTTAAATCAGGAATTAAAACATTTGAAATAAGACGAACAAATCGAGATTACAATATTGGAGATAAATTAATATTGAAATCATTAAAAACAAATAAGACAATAATAAAACAAATAAAATACATATGTGATTTATCAATTTACGATATAGAACATATAATAATACTTGGCATATGAAACAATACAATTTATTTTTTAACGGTACAATTTCAAATCATTTTAACGGACATTTAAATTTATATTTAGGAGATCAAGATTTTGTGTTTGCAAATGAATCAACACACATAATAGCAGAAATAAAAACAATTTCAAAAGATTATACATTTACAGGTAAAAAAGTTTCTTTTAATCAAGCGAAACAATATGCTTCGTTAAACAATGTAAAAGACAATTATGGAAGAATAATAAAAACATTTTTGTTTGAATATCATAAATACGTGGATAAACCTTATATTGTAATCGTACCATTTAAAACACCAACGTTAAAAGAAATTGATCAAAAGGAATTTTTAAATTACAAAGAAGCTAAAATGTTGTATATTGGTAAACAATTTAACGAATGGTTTGATGGAACATTAACACGATATGTAAAACCAAAAAAACAATTATTGTGCATTTAAAAAAACAATTCGATAGTTTAAAAAATCGACAAGAACGAAGATTGTTTGCATTAAAACATATAACAAATACAAATCATAAAGAATTATTGTGTTATGAAAAAATATCAGATTTCACAATTAAATTATTATTTTACAAATCAATAGGAGAAAAATATAAATATAAACGAACATATAAAGCGAAACATAATAAAGAAAGAGAATTTTAAAAAAAAAAATATGAATTTAAAACCAATAGAAATAGCAAATAAAATAATTGAATTATCAGGAATCAATATATTTGAAAACACACGTAAACGTGAATACGTAGAAATGAGAGCATTACTATGTTATTTATTACGTGAAAAATTAGCAATGAGATGGACAAACATTAGTTTGTTTTTTAGAGCTCAAGGAAAACGTATGGATCACGCAACTGCTATATATGCTGTAGAATTATATGATGTATATAAAACAACAAATAAAAAATTAGAACAAATAGAAAAAATGTTTACGTTTAAAACAGATTTAAATATAGACGAAATAAATCAAATACAATATTTACAAAACAAATGTAAAAAATTAGAAACACAATTATTTGAATTAAAAGGATCCTCTGATTTAATTACATTAATAAGTAAAATACCAAAAGAACACGAAGACGAAGCAATACAAAAATTAGATTTATTAATAAAAGGTTGGAAATGGAAAAACAAAACATATGTACAATAAAAAATTAAAAAAACGTGCTTTATTAATAATACAACATTTAATATGGAAACAAGAACGTAAATTAAATGTAATAGAAAATCAATTAGATAACCGTAAAGCAATTGAATCGAAATTAGTTGAAAAAACAATTAAAAAACATATACATAAATTAAACACATTAGAATTAATAAAACATTGTGTTGATGTGTATGAATTTCCAAAAAAAGATATAATATCAGGAACTGAATAAATTAAATAAATAATTTCGTTATATAATAAAGATTGAATAAACAATAAAAAATCAATTAATGGAAAACAAAAACGGCAATGATCAATTAAATGAAATACGAAATACATTTAATTATAAAGTATCAAAGCTTAATATTTTAGGAGAAAGTAAAAAAATCAAATGGAATAAATCCAGACGATTTAGAACAATATAATTATGGATAAACGTAAAAACAATGGTGGTGTTAGACAAGGAGCTGGCAGACCTAAAAAAGCAGATGAATTAAAATTAATAGAAAAATTAGATGCGTTAATTGATAATGATGAGGTAATTAAAACATTAGGTAAACAAGTTTTAAATGGTGATAGTCGTGCAATGAGTTTATATTTTGGTTATCGTTATGGCAAACCAAAAGAATCGGTTGACATTTCTTCATCCGATGGATTTAATATTAATTTTAAAGACTTAATTAAATTTAAGTGATTGAAATAAATAAAAAGTATTCGCCAATAGCAGAATCAAATGGCAGATATTTTATTGTTACAGGAGGTCGAGGATCAGGTAAATCATTTTCAGTCAATTTATTATTAGTATTATTAACGTATGAATCTGGACATACTATATTATTTACTCGTTACACTTTATCTAGTACTTATATTTCTATTATACCTGAATTCATTGAAAAATTAGAATTATTAAACATATTTAATGATTTTTACATAACAAAAGATGAAATAAGAAATAAACGATCAGGCAGTAAAATAATATTTAAAGGAATTAAAACCTCGTCAGGAGATCAAACAGCTAATTTAAAATCATTACAGGGTGTTACTACATTCGTTTTAGACGAAGCAGAAGAATTAACTAATGAAGATACATTTGACAAAATAGATCTATCGGTTAGACAACAATTCAAACACAATCGAGTTATATTGATTTTAAATCCAACAACAAAAGAACATTGGATATATAAACGATTTTACGAAGACAAAGGAATACAAGAAGGAACAAACGACACAAAAGACAACATCACATATATACATACAACGTATTTAGATAATATAAACAATTTATCGAAAAGTTATATTAATCAAATAAATACAATCAAACAACGTAGACCAGAAAAATACAAACATCAAATACTTGGTGGTTGGTTAAACAAAGCAGAAGGAGTTATTTTTACACGATGGAAAATAGGTAAATTTAAAAAAACAAGTGTTAGTGTTTTTGGACAAGATTATGGTTTCGCTTCAGACGAGAATACATTGTGTGAAACAAACATAGATGTTACAAACAAAACAATATATTTAAAAGAATGTTTTTACATCAAAGGTTTAACAACAACCGAAATAGCACGTTTAAATTTACAACACGCAAAAGAAAATTTAATTATTGGTGATAGTGCTGAAAAACGTTTGATATATGAATTAAAACAAAAAGGTTGTAACATAGTCGAATCAATCAAAGGTCAAGGATCAATTACATATGGCATTGCATTATTACAAGACTATGATTTAATAGTTGACGAACAAAGTATTAATTTGATCAAAGAATTAAATAATTACAGCTGGTTAGAAAAAAAATCAAACACACCAATCGACAAACACAACCATTTATTAGATGCAATACGCTATGCTGTATCGTATCAATTACAAAATCCTAATCGAGGAAAGTACTACATCAATTAAAAAGTTATTAAATATTTTGTTAATTAAATAAATTGTTTTA